CGGTTTCCTCTGTATGTCGTTTCAGCCGTTTCAGCATACTCTTTATGAACGGCGGCACCGGCAGGCCCATTTCATCCGTGTTTTCCAGGATCGATATGCACTCATTGATGATAAGCCATATAATTACCAGCAGGCCCACAAAATAAGTATTCTCGATCTGAACGCCGAACTTGCTCCCCAGCAGCGCGATCAGGTAATCCAGCGCCATACCAACCGCCACGATAAGGCCGTACGACAATTTCTTTATGATGCCGATCAGCCCAATTGTGCTTGACAACTGGCCTCTTATCCACGCAGAGCCAACTCCGCTCAGCCAGTCAAGAGCTGCTACACCGATCAGCACAAAGATGGGTGCCATCAGCTGCTGGAAATAGGCCGCAAATGCAGCCAACATTCCCGCCAGCAGGATCTTCCACCCGTTTTCCATGACGGTCACGCCTCCTCCAGGATCAGCACCCGGACGTCGGTGCCGGCATCGCTGGCCACGATGGACAGATCCATGGCCACCAGGGGCACAGGGGTCATCTTGCCGGGCCCCAGCAGAAAGCCGTTGGAACTCGTGGCCGCCTTTCCGTCGTCCCGTTTATCCTTGAAGTAAATGCTGGCGCTGTCGCTGTTGTTCTCGATCAGGCAGGCCAGGCCGTGGACGCCCACTGTGGAGGCCGTAGTCCCCACCGTCAGCTTCACAACTTTTTCGATTTTGTACATAACTACACTCCTTGTTCCAAAAAGAAGGGAAATACGCCTCGCAGAGTTTGCGCCCGCAGGCGCAAATGAATTCGGATCATTTTCCCCGGGGACATGCGCCTCGGGGAAAATACCTCTCGGCTCTCAAACGTGCGAGCGCAGCGAGTGCGCTGCAGAGAGCCGCATCCCCTCTCGATCGGGAACCCAGCGAAGCGGTTCCCGATCGATCAGCCGGGATCGCCGAAGATGATCTGCCGGGCGTCGCCCCAGCCCACGCCGAAGTCGGCATAGGCGGTGTACAGGTCCTTCAGGGGGTTGTCCTGGGGAGACTGCATCACCGTGGGACGGGTGTTGTAGATGATGTTCACCATCTCCTTCATCAGCCGGCGGTCGCACACGGCCCACTGCTTGGCGCTGAATCCGTCCGCGCCGCCCCCCATCACCAGGTAGCGCATGCCGTAAACCGGGTTCGCCCCGTTGTGGTCGGTCTCAGGGTCCTGGGTGGGCATCAGGCGGGCATTCTCTCCCAGCAGCTTCTTGGCCTTCTCCTCCAGCTCCGGGGACACCAGCACCGTGTCATAGTCGCACAGGAAGGGCATACCGTCCGGCGTCCGGAACCGGTTTGCCCTCGCCTGGGCCGCGGTGATGGCGCTGACAGAGAAAGCGTCCGTGGAGATGTTGGAGTAGGTGCCGGAATCGGGGTCCGCAATAAAACTGCGGCCGGAGCTGCCCTTGGAGGCCACGGGGTGGCTGGCGCTGGCCCAGGGCACGCCGTCGCCGCCGTTGTGCTTGCCGTCGCTGTTCCAGGCGTTGGCGAACATCCGCAGCACGTGGAGGTACACGGTCAGGGCCATGGAGTCGCCCAGCTTGGTGCCCACCTTCTTGGTTTCGCCCATCTTGTCGATCTTGGCTTCCTTGTAACCCACGGGGATGCTGAGGGTGTATTCCACCGGGGTGATGACGGTCTTGAAGCCCCGGTGCATGCTGCCCTGGTTCAGGTTGTCGCCGTCGTAGGCGGGGGCCTCGCCGTAGCCGCCGGAGCCGGTGAGCTCGTAGTCGATGCTGCGGGCGTTCACCTCGCCCACCACGGGGGAGAGCTTGTTGAGCCGGTCGGCGTAGGCAAAGTCAAAGGCCTTGCCCACGAACTTGTAGTTATCGGTTTTCCAGTTGGAAAAAGTACTGGACATTGTTATCCCTCTCTTTCAGTCAGTTGTCAGTTTTCGACGCCCAGGCTGTGCTCCACGGCCATCAAACGGATCATGTGCCGGTCAAAGTCGTGACCCACGCACTTGATCTTGGTAGCGCCCTTGGTGCTCACCACCAGCTTGCTCTTGGTGTCGCTGTCCAGTCCAGCGATGCCGCCTACCGCTGCGCCGATCTGCGGATATACCTCATACTTGTCTCCCGCGCTGGGAGTGCCGCCGCTGGCCTTGGTGATGATGGTGCCGGTCTTGGCGTAATCAGTCACCTTGATCTTCTTGCCGATGAAATCGGTGTTAGTGCTGTCAGTCGCCTTGGCGATCAGCATCAGGACGCTGTTGTTGAAGGAGTCATCGGCAGCGTTGGCGTCCACGTCGCCGCTGGCAGGCACGATGGTGGTGGCGCTGCCGGAGGCGGCAGCGATCACCGGTGCCGGGCACTCGAAGATCAACTCCGGGTTGTCGTAAACCAGGATCTCCTCGCCGTTGGCTCTGACGTTCAGCGCATCGGCAACGCCGGGATGGTTTTCCGCGGCAATGCCCAGAATGACGCTGGTCTCCGCCTGCACGGCAGATACTACCAGGCCGTTGGTCAGCTTCACCACCTGGCCCGCGCTGATGGCGGTGTTGTATGCGATGGGATAGTTGCGTGCGGACAGGAGCACGTGCCCTCCCGCGTTCTGAATAGGCTTCATTTTTATTCCTCCATTTTGATGATCCCCCGGCGTTCAGCGCCGGGCAAATTCGCTTTCGGTCATCTTCATGCTGGGATACGTCCGGTTCCACTCCTCCAGTCTGGCCTTCTCATCGGCGGTAAGGGTCGTCCCTCCGCCGTTCCGGCTGCCGGAGGTGGACCGGCTGTCCTTGCTCTCTTTGGCAATCCTGGCAGCTCTGCCGGCATTTCCGGTGATCTTCACCCACTGCTCATAAAGCTTGATCAGGCTGTGCTTCCCGTCGGCGTACCGGTCATCGCAGAATTCCCGGAATTCCTCGTTGTTCTCCAGATCTGCGATCTCCACGTCCGGGTACTTGGCCATAAAAGCCCTGCCGTCCTTCACAAGGAAGTCGTTGAGCTTCCGCTGCTCCTCCGCAGACTCGGCTTCCGCGTCAGCCTTCTTCCTGGCTTCGTCGCTGTCTTTCTGCTGTTTGGCTTCCGCAGCCCGGCCCAGCTCCACATAGCGGTCCCGCTCCTGGATCTCTTTCAGCCGGTCTTCCTCGCTCTGACCTTTGCGCTTGGTGTCCCTGGCCTCCTGACGCTGCCGCTGGAGCAGCTGGTCCCGGCCGTAGGCCTGATATTCTTCCATGCTGGCAAAGGCTTTGCCGGTAGTGGGGTTGATCACCCGGGCGGCGTTGAAGTCCTCCTCCGCTTTCTGCCGGCCGACGCTTTCGCCCTGGGCCCTGCCCTGAGCAATGTAAGCGTCGATAGCAGCCTGGTCCAGTTTCGGCTCTTTCTCCTTTTGGTCCGCCTTCGCCTTGTCCGGTTCCGTCTTCCCGGGCTTGTCCTCCGCGGTGTCGGGCTTCCCGCCGTCGGACGTCTGCGCGGCATAGGCCTCCCGTTTCTCTTCTTCGGTCTGGCCGTCGTGGCCGTCTTCTACCACGGCGAAATCTTCCATGGCGGTGGTATAGCTGTTGTTCTCTTCCATGATGCTGTCTCCTTACAGTGTTTTTCAGTGCCTTCGGTTACCGCCGCTGATGTCTGGCGGCCCGGCGCTGCTGTTTCTTGATATCATCGATGAGTTTATGGGGCGGAGGGACGGTCCGCTCCCTGATCTCCATGCTCTGCTGGTGGCGTATGGCGTATGTGATCGCCGCAGCCATCACCATGTCGTCATGCTTTCCAACCATTGCCTCGGGCCGGTGCTCCTCGTTGTAGCAGAAGGTCAGCATTTCGCTCAGCAGATCCGGATCCCGGAACCATTCCGGATGATTTCCGAACACCTCCACCAGCCCGGCGATGGCCCGGGGGCGGGTAAACCGGTCCGTCCGGAAGCCGTAGCTTTCCTTGATCTGCTTGGTGATGCTGTCCTCCCGCTCCCTTCGATACTGATTGGGATAGCCCATCTCCTGGAGCTTCATCACCGGATACGTGGAGAAGTTCGTCTCCAGCCCGATGAGCGCCTGATTGTAGTACATTCCCAGCGCGTACACTTGGCGCACATATTCGGGCTCTGAGTATTGCCGTCGCAGGGCTGCCGCCTGCTCTCCGGTCACGTTGTTGATGACATGGGCGGTAAACCAGTCGCTGCCCTCGCCTGCGGTGTCC